TGTTTATAATCTTAAACATCTGGATCTTGTTCAAACTATTCGTAAACTAAATCTTCCTCTCATTGTGTGCCGATCTAAAAGCGGTGGGGCACATATCTTTTTATTTACCAAAGAATTTATTCCTGCATCATTGATGCAAAACACTTTAAAGAAAATTTCAAAAGTGTTAGGTTATGAGGGTTGTGAAATCTTCCCGAAACAAACCGAAATACTTGTGGAACGTGGGGACACAGGTAATTTTTTAAATCTACCCTACTTTAATGGAACGAAAGGACTACGCTATGCTATCAACGATAATGGCGCCGCTGGTACACTTGAGGAATTTTATCAGCTCTATGACAAGTTTTCTTTACGAAGCAATCAGGTGGAGAAAATTGAAATCGAAGAGAAAAAAATAAAAGAAGCATTCCCTCTAGGACCTCCTTGTCTAAATCAATTAGCCAAGGACGGTTTTGGAGAAGGCGCTAGAAACAATGCATTGTTTAATGTCGCCGTTTATTACAAACAATCCAAACCCGATTGTTGGGAGGATGAACTGGTTAAAGCAAACCAAATCCATATGACTCCTCCGCTCAACAATAATGAAGTTCAACAATTAATTAAATCCGTCAGCCGAAAAGGATACGACAAATATCGATGTAAAGATGCGCCGATCAATGACGTCTGTCAATCAAGATTGTGCCGAACAAAACGATTCGGTGTTGGCTATGGAGAAGAAGAAATGCCGATGCTGGGCAACCTCACTAAGTACACGTCTAGTCCACCTCAATGGTTTTTAGATGTAAGTGAAGCGCGGATCGAATTAAAAACAGAACAATTATACAGTTCACCTTTATTTGCTTTAGCATGTTTGGATCAAGCTAATTTAGTCATACCGGTACCTAAACCAAAAGACTGGAAAGAATTATTTTTAAAACCTTTAATGCAAAATTTACAAGAAATTGAACCTTTAGAATCTTTAGATCCAATTAATGAACTAACTTCTTTATTACAAGATTGGACAACCAATAGACAAAACGCTCGAACATTGGATGATATTTTTAATAAACTTCCCTACACAGATGACAAAAGAGAATTTACTTATTTTAGAATGGAAGATTTTTATAATTTCTGCAAACGGAATCACTGGGAAATTGATAAAATTAAAACAGGAAACTTATTAAAAAGGTTAGAAGATATTTTTGTAGAAGAAGAAAGAATCAGAGTAAAAAACCAACAACCAAGGCTAATTAAAATTAAAGCAATGAAAAAAATTGATGCGAGTGTTTCTAAAGTTAAATATCAAGAAGATGATTTTTAATGAAAACAATAATATTAGGACCACCGGGCACAGGAAAAACTACTACCTTATTAAAATTAGTTGATGAATTTATTAAACAAGGAATCCGACCTAAACAAATTGGATATTTTTCTTTTACTAAAAGAGCAGCTAACGAAGCTGCTACTAGGGCAGCCGATAAATTTGGTTTAGATATAGAAAACGATTTAGAAAATTTTAGAACTCTTCATTCTTTTGCGTTTAGAAAATTAGGAATCACTAAAGAAAAAATGATGGGACCTGATGACTATAGAGAGTTTGGAACAAAATGTGGCATTCCTATTAAGACAACTTCCTTTTCCAACGATGATGGAACTTTTAATTCGGACAATGAATATCTCACAATTATTAATACAGCACGAGTTAAACGTATGGATTTATTAGATTATTATGATTCCCGCCAAAATATATTAGACATAGAAAGAAACACTTTATATCTTCTATCGGAAGAATTAAAAAAATTTAAAAAAGAAAAAGGATTAAAAGATTTTACTGATCTATTAGAAGAATTTATTCTTAAAGAAATTCACCCTACTTTTGAAGTTTTATTTATAGACGAAGCCCAAGATTTATCACTCCTTCAATGGGATATGGTTCGTTGTATTTGGGCCAATGTAAAAAAAACCTACATTGCTGGTGATGATGATCAAGCTATTTTTAAATGGGCCGGCGCAGATGTGGATCACTTTATCGCTCTTAAAGAAGAAGTAGATGATATTAAAACTTTAGATCAATCTTATAGAATACCAGGAGGACCCATTCATGAACTCTCACAAAAAATAATTAATAAAGTTAAAAATAGATTTGATAAAACTTATAAGCCTAGAGATGAAATAGGTATTTTAAAAAGATATTCAGATATAACTCAAGTCGACATGTCTAAAGGAAATTGGTTAATTCTATCTTCCGCAAATCATTTTTTAGAAGGCGCTAAAGAATTATGTGAGATTCAAGGATGGTATTATCAATATCGCGGAAATAATTCTGTATCTTTAAGACTCTTATTGGCTTTAAATAATTGGGAAGCATGGCGAAAAGGAGCTAATCTAAATCATTTAGAAATAAGAAATATTTACGAATACCTTGGATCCAATGTATTACCTGGTTTTAAAAAAGGTAAAACTTTACATACCGAAGACAAGTACACATTAAAACAATGTCAAGAAAAACATGGATTAGCTATAGACAAAGTTTGGTATGACGCATTTGAAGGACTTGACACACTCACAGAAAACTACATACGAAATATGAGAGCCAATGATGAAAAAATAAATAAGAATCCACGAATAATAATGTCAACCATACATGGTGCAAAAGGAGGAGAAGCGGATAAGGTTTTATTAATGCAGGATTTAACTAATGCGGCTTTAGAAACGTTTAGTCATGATCCTGACGAACTACATAGATTATTTTATACAGGAGCAACTAGAGCAAAAAAAGAATTGCATGTTTTAGATCCTAAAAATTTTGATAGGGCTTATATATTATGAGCAAAGTTTGGGACAAACAAATCGGAGGAGCACACTATCAAAAATTTAAAATCCAACCAAGTAAATTTGTAGTTGAGAATAGATTGCTTTTTCCTGAGGGATGCGCTATAAAATATATATGCCGTCATTCACATAAAGGAAAAAAAGAAGATTTGCTTAAAGCAATTCACTTTATTGAAATGATAATCGAAAGGGACTATCAGTGAGAACGATTCAACAACCTTTATTTACTCCGGAAACAGAGTGGGTAATGCCAGAAGAACTAAAAGATTTAACAGGTGCCAAAGAAATTGCAGTAGATTTAGAAACCAATGATCCAAATTTAAAAGAATTAGGATCTGGAAACGTAATTGGTAAAGGACATATTGCTGGGATTTCTTTAGCTATTGAAGGATGGTGTGGTTATTATCCAATCCATCACGAACAGGGTGGTAATATGGATAAAACTTTAGTTATTAATTGGCTAAAAGATTTATTTAAACAAGAATACACTACCTTTATTTTTCATAACGCTATGTATGATGTTTGTTGGTTAAAAGCTGCGGGCATAAATATTAAAGGTAAAATTGTAGACACTATGATTGCTGCAAGTTTAATTGATGAAAATAGATTGTCTTATCAATTAAATGTTTTATCAAAACATTATGTAGGCTTGGGCAAAGATGAAAAAGTTCTTTACAACGCTGCAAAAGAATACGGATTGGATCCTAAAAAAGATTTATGGAGATTGCCGGCAATGTTTGTCGGACAATATGCTGAGCGGGATGCAGAGGCCACTTTAAAACTTTGGCAGAGACTTCATCGAGAACTACACGATCAAGAATTAATGGATATTTTTAAATTAGAAACACAATTATTTCCATGTTTAATTGAAATGAGATTTAAGGGTGTAAAAGTTGATTTAGAAAAAGCTCGCCAAATTAAAAAAAATTTGATGGCGAGAGAACAAAAAATTCTCAATAAAATCAAGGATTTAACGGGCCTTCATGTAGAAATTATGGCTGCTCGATCTATTGCAAAAGCTTTTGATAAATTAAAATTACCTTACGACCGAACTGCAAAATCAAATGAACCAAGTTTTACAAAAAACTTTTTACAAAATCATCCACACGAATTAGCGAGATCAATTGCTGATGCACGAGAAATAAATAAAGCCCATACAACTTTTATAGATTCCATTACTAAACATGCACACAACGGAAGGATTCATGCTGATATAAATCAAATTCGCTCGGATCAAGGTGGAACTGTCACTGGAAGATTTTCAATGAGTAATCCAAACTTACAACAAATTCCCGCAAGACATCCTGAGTTAGGTCCAATGATTCGATCTATATTTATTCCAGAAGAAAAATGTAAATGGGGATCATTTGACTATTCACAACAAGAACCTAGAATTTTAGTACACTACGCAAAATTACAAAATTTACCAGGAGTTCATGAAATTGCAGACGCATACAAGGCCGGAGACGCTGATTTCCATCAAGTCGTGGCTGATATGGCAGGCATAAAACGAAAGCAAGCCAAGACGATTAATTTAGGATTAATGTATGGAATGGGTAAAAATAAATTAATGGCTGAGCTAGGATTAATGAAAGAGTCCGCGGAAAAATTAATTAGACAATATCACTCACGAGCACCTTTTGTAAAACAACTGATGGACAATGTTTCTCGTAAGGCTAATGATCGAGGAAAAATTAGAACTTTGTTAGGAAGAGCATGTCATTTTGATCTGTGGCAACCCGTTCAATTTGGAGTATTTAAACCTCTTCCTCTTGAACAAGCTAGAAAAAATTATGATGAGCCTTTAAAACGTGCCTTTACTTACAAAGCCTTAAATAAATTAATACAAGGATCGGCTGCAGATATGACTAAAAAAAGCATGGTAGCGCTTTATAAAAGCGGTATAATTCCTCATATTCAGATCCATGATGAAGTAGACATTTCTGTAGAATCTGATAAAAAGGCCGAACAAATAGTCCAAATT